TCCAACAGTTGATTCCTAACTGAAATGACATCATTTGAGTTTGGAATAACTGTGAAATCTATTGAATTATCGGTATTAGATGTCGAACCTAAAGTCAATGTGTTTATAGACACCTTACCGTTTGAATATGTTATTGTTCCAGCTGTAGTATCAGAATATACTCTTGTTCCACCGGAAATATAATATCGTCTTACATTACCATCTCCATCATCATCAAAAAAGTATTGTGTTGATACATCTCCTGAAATATAAAAACCTGTTGTCGTTAATACCCCACCAGAAGCTTTATTGTGTTGTGCATGTGGATTATATATCGCATTACCAAAATCTAAAGCCATAGTATCTGCCGTTCCATCTACTGTACAGCTGTGGTTCTTTCTTAATTTAATTGTTGTGATATTAGAAAGAATAGAAGTCTCTGCAGCATCTATCTTACTAGATAAAGGCGAATGTCTGAACAATGTATCGAAACCAGAAAGTTCGTCATTGTCGTAAGCGATAATTGCTGTTCTTACTAAAGTTTCTAATGCTGACCTAGTAAGAGATGTTTTTGTTGGGTCGTACTTAAAGTTACTTGAAATTAGTACTTGTAGTATTTCTGAATCAATAACTTCTGGTCTTACTGTTAGAATACTTAATTTACTTAAATCATTTTTTAATTGTGTCTTTTCAGCTGTTGTTAAATTGTTTGAATATTGAGAAGGTTTAATAGAACAAAATACTTTACCATATTGTATAGGATCAGCATCTTCTCCACCCCATACAGCTATTGAATCAGCACCGGGATATAAGTCTTGTAATTTTGCTTTATAATCAGCTACTGTTACTAATCTATTTTGTGAAGTATAGAATTTACTTGCTGAGAATTTAATCTGATCTAGAGTCTCTATATCTTTACCACCTGAAGCACTAGTTGTATTTGTAAATGTTACATCTGAATTTCCATTAATAGATGTAGCCATTGAAAAAACTTTAGCTCCGTTAGCATGAGCATTGTCAGTTACCAAATAAGAAATAGTAATTTGATCACTATCTATAGGCTCTTTACCAATTACACCATCTCCAAAATAAACTTCAAATAAACCATCATCATTTTCTTGTAAATAAAATACAGTTGAAGTTGATGTAACATCAGTTAAATCACCAGCCCTTGACCAAGATGTTACTACATTGTTTGAAGTAATGTTTATTTTAATTGTTGAAGTATCTACATTAGTATTTAATATTGGAAATCTTTGATTAGCAATCTGGCTACTATATCTATAAACATCAGTTGCTAATTTACCTTGATATATAGATAAATCATCAAATCTAAACGCACCTTCAGTTGGTGTAATTGTTTTATCATCTAAGCAAATGAATGTATAAGATGTTCCATCATAAATTGTTGTGAATTCATGTCCTCTAAGAATTGTTAGATTGCTTGGTGTTGCTCCACCTATTGTTGGACTATTAACTGTTAAATTAAAAGTAGCTTTAGCTGCTGTTCGTGAAGAAGGAGTATATCCTAATTCTTTTGCTCTTGACACTACATTCTTTCTAATCTGTGCTGTGTCTAAAAACATTTCAGATGCAACCATGTTTGCATTGAAAGCTGAAGTGTGTGCCGAATAGGCTAACAAATCTACAAGTATAGATAAGTTAGAACCTTCAAAATCATAATCTTTAAGAACTGTTTGTCCTTTTAAATATTCTTTTAAACTTGTTTCAACTTGATCAAAATCTAAATCTGTTATATTAATGTTTGAACTTTTTACTGCCATTATCTTACTCTCTCTAATATTAGGTCTAATGAATGTGGTTCAGGACTATTACCAACACTAAACATAACTGTAACATCTAATTCATTACCATCACTAGTAGTCATTACATTTGTAAATGTTGCTCTTGGCTCAAAAGTATTTAATAGTTCTTTAATTTCGTCCTCCAATACTAACAAATCTGTATTGTTTAATTCAAACAACATTCCCCTAAGATTAACACCAAGACCTGGTTTAAAAGGTCTTTCATAATGACTAGTTAATATTAAATTTCTTACTGCTCTTTTAATTGAGTTTAAATCATATTTTAAAACCACATCTCCTGTTATAGGATGATTTTTCATATTAATATCAATATCTGTGAACCACCTTCGTGCCACCCTTGATGCTTTATTTTTACTATTAAACTGAGCCATATTACTATTTATATCATTTAATCAGGTTTCTTTGTCTTTCCAGCTGATGAACCTGAACTAATTGTATGAGTATGTTTAGAAAGTTTAACTTCATTCCCAGTAACCTCTCCTTCAGCTGTGATAGTAGAATCATTTGTTTGTGCATCGGTGACATGAAGTTTACCTGTAATTGTTGTATCTGAAATAATCTCCGTTGTGTCTTTACCTGTAATTGTTATTTTACCTTCAGAAGTTACATCACTTGTACCTGTAATATCAGCCTTTAGATTACCACCAACAGTACTTGTACTATTTCCTGTAACATTCATATATGCATTACCTGTTATATTAACAACCACATCTCCTGTTATAGTTACAAAATCATTTCCAGCAACAACAGAATATTTATCTTTTACAATTTTCTCTACATAATTTCCGTCTTTATCTATTTCAAATCTTGTTCCTTTTCTATGATAAAGATGTATTCTTTCATAATCTGGTGTATCATCTATCTCTATTAAGTGTCCTGATTCTGTTTCATGAACATGATTGAATGGATATTTTGGTTTTAAATATGTAGTATCATCTCTTAATGCTGTATTGTTTTCACCTTCTGTTTTAGCTACTTCTAAATTTTCTAATCCAGGTCCCTCTTGAGTTTCTAAAGTGAGAACAGGATATGCATCTTTAACAGGAGTATTATTTTCTGATTCATGATCGGTAGCTCTAGCCAATAGATTAACTGATGATGCGTCATAATAAATTTCTTTCGGATATAAAACTCCTTTAGTTTCTCCATCTCGTCTTGGAGACTTGTCTAATGCTAATGTTAATCCATAGTTTCTTTGAATATGATCTGGATTTTTTCCATCTGGAGTTCCTTCATAAGAAGATTCAGAATCTAATCGTGGATCATTAAATCCTTCTGTTGTTTTTCTATCTACTTTTGTATAACTTTTTGTTCCATTGTTATCTATTGTTTCATCTACTCTTGAAAGCTTTCCTGGAGCTCCGATAACAGACCCCATAATTATAGGATCTTGTTGTTCTGTAGCATCTCTATAAAAACCAATTATAAAAGAACCTTCCACAAGACCATGTGTTGTATTACCAAGACCTGATAATGACGGAGATGTTACTGGCATCATAACTTCACACCAAGGTAAATCTGGTGTTGCTATTTTTTGTTTATCCCATGTATGATTACCGAATATTCTAACACGAACTCGATTTAAAAACAATGGATCATTTCTATCTTCTACAATACCTGTAAACCAATAAAATCCATCTCTACCCTGATACATTTATGATCCCTCTTGTATTGGTTCTGGTAATGTTGTAACAGTAGTTTCAATTTCATTAATAAGAGAATCTTTAATACATTTAACATTAACTCTACATTCATCTAATGTCAATTCCCACATTATATCAGTTATTAAATGTTTACCCTTACCATGAAAATAAGCTTCACTTTCTTTTTGTTCACCTGGTCTCACTGCATCTATTTCTAAATTAATTAAAGCACCTACAGTTATATCAGTTCTGACAGGTAATAATAAATTTATTGAATAATATTTTAATAATTGAGTTACAGCCTGTCTTAATTGTGCAGAACCTAAATGTGCATTATGACTAGCTTGATTTATTTTATTATCAATATCATTTACAAAATGTCTATCGCTTACTAAAATTGTATGTGCATCTCCATAATTACTTATATTTTTATATTCAGCATAAGTACCAGCGACCAAATCACTCGTATCTTCTGCAGATGCTGCTTCTCCTATATGCATAACTTCATCTGTTGTTCTGACTAATGGATAATCATTCATGGCCATGTCCTTTCCACCATAAAATTTATCCAAGTAACTATATGTTCTTTCAGAAAGATACTGATAAGTATTATCAACAGTTATTTGTTTTGAAGCAAACAACCCTTTAACTATTCCTTCTAACATATTGGCTGTCGAGCCTATTTCATAATTTTGTATTCTTCTACCCATACCCATTCTACCAGCTTCTACATTGTCCCAAGGAATAGTTTTTGTGTCTGCTATAGTGGCAGTTGTATAAACAAATGGATCACCATTTAAATAATCTATCTTCATCATACTTGCTAATGATTGTAATCTATATCCACCATTAGCTGTTTGAAAGAAAAAGAAGGAATCTTGTAATCCACTTTGCGAATCAACTCCTTGTGCTTGAGATGCTAACCAGTTAATAGTATAATTAACACTCCAATTTGGAACTACTACATGAAAGTTATCTCCTTGTGATTTTTCTCTAACTTCAAAATAAGGAACAAGTTTACCTCCCTCTCCATCTTCAATAGCTATTCCTAAATGATCTCTTGCTATTTGACCTGCAATATTAGTCATTGAACCCCTAAAGGCTTGACTAACTCTAATTCGTTTTGCTTGAATAAGTTCTGGTGAACAGAATTTTAAATTGTATATATAAGTATTCTGACCAGCTCTTTGAACTTGACCTACTTTATAGATACGAAAAACCTGGTCAATTACATCATCATCATGTATTTCATCTTCTAATCCAAAGGGAGCTTTAAATCTTATTCTAAGAGTTTCTTGTCCAAATATTTTTGCATTCTCTAATAGACCAGTTGAATCAGCTATAGCTAATTCACCTAATAAAAAATTTGATGTAATTGATTCATGTATTTTAACTCCAAGAAAAACTTTACGAAGGTCATAACCTTCTCCTTCGTTATTAACAAGTGTTAAAACTTCTAAATCATAACTAAATGGTTTTGAGCTATCAGCTATAGCCATAATTAATCTCTCACTAATGCTCTAAATTCTTTGACTACTCTATCAATATACGCTGGTTGAATATATCTAATTTCATGTTTATCTTCATTTAAATTCATTTCATGTCTTTCATTTGTAATTACAGTATTATTTGTTGATACTGTTGTCCTAAAATTATTTGAATCTGTATAATGATGTGCTGCATCCTTTTCATCTACAACTGAAGATATTGTAAAACTCTTTCCTGAGTCAGCTCCTGTCGCAGTACCCCCATTAGTAAAAATTCCGGTGACACTATTTAATGTAATTCTATTGTGTGTAGGATTTACATCTGTTACAAATCCATATATGTCTGTTGATTGTGAAACCTTTTCTCCTAATGTGAACTTACTTGAAGTATTTGTGTCATGATTATAAGAAACTATATCAGTAGAATTTGAAGCAACTAAACAAGTACCTGGATATTTTCTATCCATGAATTTAACAAATTGTGAATTTGATTTTGGCCAATCATTAAAATCTTGTAGATTCTCATTAACTAAAAAGAAAGTCCAGTATAAAGTTGAATCACCATATAATCTAGCTGCAACAACATCAGGTCTTTCTCCTTCTGTTACTCTATAATAAGAATATCCTGTAATTCCTTCTTGAAGATAACTCCAAGTAGAAACTTTACGAAATAAATCTTTAGCATTAAAAAGTCTACCATCACTTTTAAAGTCATATTCAATATTAGGTATATGTTTAAAAAATCCTTCTGCCATGATTAACCCCCAGCCTGTTTTTCTTGATAAGCTGCTAATTCTGCATCAGTCATATTAACTGTTACTCCTTCGTCGCGATGAATTTCTTGATCTACTATTTGAGTTCCTTTTTCTGCCTTCGCCCAATCTCTATTTGCTCCTGTAAGAGCTGATACTTGAGCCATATATTTCTGTCTAGCTAATTGAGTTGTTTCAGAGAAACTAACTGTTAAATCAATAGCGGCCGGTGAACCACCTTCCATAAGAGTATAAGTACCACCAGCACTGTAATCAACTTCAACACTTGTACATGCAACTGTTAATGGAAAATCAATCCAATTAGAAATAGGACCTCTAAACTTAATTGCCCATTCATTTGGTTGTGTCCATATTCTACCATTCTCTCCAGCTACACCTGGTAATGAAGAAAGTTTAAATGCAGCTATTATTTTTTTAATTGTTAAAGCCTCTTGTGGACTTGAAGGTTTTAATGTAAACTTATATGAATAACTTCTAAATTCAACTCCTGTAAAATTCTGGAATTTCATAGGGTTGACTAGAGCTCCTGTGGCTTGTTGAACAATTTGACCTCCAGGTAATTTATCTTTAACTACTTGTAACATCTCAGCGAAATCTACATTGTTAGCTCCAACATTTTCTTTTACTGCATCGTCAGTATCACCAAATGAAAATAGTTTAGCAAACATGCTTTCCATAATACCAGCTTCATTATCATTATTGTAAGATAATTTAACAGCATCTCCTAATTGATGTGGAAGATATAAGAATATATCATAAGTTGGTTCTACTCTTGGATCAACTGAACCCCATGCTCCTCTATCTCCATGGAAATCTGATGCAGATCCACCTGACTCTCGACCTTCTCCTATACCACCTTCTGATGCATCGAATTTCTTTCTAGGCAATGATCTGAAATGTATTGAATTGGGAAATTTCCCTTTACTAGTTCCCTTTTCATTAAAATAACTTTCAGGAAAAACTAATGGGACACTAGTTGGTGGTCTTGCTTCAGCTACTTTTTTATCATGTTCAGCAACTGCTTCCTGTCTTTTTTCTCTTGCTTTCTGTTTAGCGTCTACAACTTGTGCACTTATTTCAGGAATATTAGATGTTCGTGTCCCTGTAACACCACTGATCACATCATCAAAGGCATCTTTTAGTTGTTGATTGACTGTTCCTCCACCTACACCGAATTGTTTTTTTCCAATAGCATTTAGATCCTTTTGCACTGAAGTTTGTAAACCCTTAGCCTTATTCTTTATTTTTTTAATTAATCCCATTAAACGGTACCCTGTAATTGTAATATATATTATAGTTATTTATGTCTTATAAAGGAAAGTTTAGACCAAAGAATCCAAATAAGTACAAAGGTAATCCTACAAACATTATTTATCGTAGTTTATTAGAGCGTAGATTTATGGTTTATCTGGATAATACACCTTCTGTATTGAAATGGAGTTCTGAGGAGATAGTTATACCTTATGTCTCGCCGTTAGACAAGAGGGTACATCGCTATTTCCCAGACTTCTATATGAAGTACAAAGACAAAGCAGGCGACATAGAAGAAGATTTAATTGAGATAAAACCCTCAAGACATTGTAAGCCACCCGACCCCAAAAGAAAACTAACTAAAACAGGTAGAACTTCAAAGAGATATTTGAAAGAAGTTAATACTTATATCATTAATGATGCTAAATGGAAACAGGCTGTCAAATTTTGTGAAGAAAGAAAGTGGGGTTGGAGAATTATTACAGAAAAAGACATAAACATCTATTAAATGACATAAATAGTATTATGGCAGGAAGATTATTTGATAAATGGGAACAAGAAGCTTTTAGAGCTGGTGTACAAGCCAGAACTAAAGAATCTATGGCTTGGTTTAAAAATAAGGTTGGTGGGATTAATGTATCTCGTCAGAACTTAATAAGACAAGGACCACAAAGAAGTAGAAGAATCATGGGTGCAATGATGATGTTCACCTATGATCCTAAATTGAAAAAGACATTACCCTTCTATGATAGATTTCCATTATGTATTCCAGTACAGAAAGCCAAAGGTGGTTTTCATGGATTAAATTTACATTATTTAAATCCAAACATAAGAGCTCAGTTTTTAGACGCTCTATATGATACAAGAACTAATGATAAATTTGATTTAACAACAAAAATGCAATTAGAATATCAACTATTAAAAGGAAGTTCACAATTAAGATATTTTAAACCTTGTTTCAAACATTATTTAACTAAACATATTCAAGGTCAATTCTTATTAGTTGAACCACAAGACTGGGAAATAGCAATCTTCTTACCAACAGAATCATTTAGAAAACAATCAAAAGAATCAGTTTGGAGTAAAGTAGGAGTAGCATAAAATGAATATATCTAGATTCTTTAGTCATATAGATAATATGGCAAGAAAAAATAAATTTGAAGTTGAACTTTTTGCCCCTGCCCTTAATTTAAGGATAAGAGGTCTTAGATGTAGAACAGTTACAACTCCAGGTAGAGACCTTGAAATTGACTCTTTTAGAGTAATTCCAGCTGGTTGGGCTAAACATACAGTAAAGGGTGTTAGTTATACTCAAGAAGTTACATTGAACTTCATGTTAGATAGTACCTTTGAAGATCATCAAAAAATAGAACTATGGCAACAATATATTTATGATGATGAGGATGGTTATAGTATGCGATATCCAAAGAATAGTACAAAGAATGGAGAAGAAGGGTATCTGGGTACAATTATAATTAGACAATTAGATCAAAGTGGAGCTCCTATATATGAAGTAACATTAGAAGATGCTTTTCCAACAAAACTAGCTGGTTTAAGTTTTGATGCTGGTGGAGCAGCTGAATTCCAAACTTTTGATGTAACATTTAATTACAGAACATGGCATTCTTCTTATGAGAATTCTCCTGCAGGAACTATACTAGGTTCCTTATTCCAGAAAGCTAGTAGAAAACTCAAAAGTAAAGTCAGAGCTAAAGTGGAAGATAAAATATTTAAAGAACGAAGGAGTCTTACAAACAGGCTTGGATTGGGAGACTAAATACAATTATATAATTAATGAGGAAATAAATTATGGCGTTACCTAAACTTGAAACTCCTAAGCATAGTTGCACATTACCATCAAATGGTCAAACAGTTACATTTAGACCATTTCTAGTTGGTGAACAAAAGATGTTACTAATTGCACAGGAAAGTGAAAACCAAAACGATATGCTTCGTGAAATGATGAGACTAATTGATATTTGTACTGATGATGTTAATGTTAAAGATTTACCATCTTTAGATATAGAATATTTATTTATAAATCTAAGAATGAAATCTATTGGAGAAACATCCACTGTTATGATTAAATGTAAAGATGAATCTTGTGAAGCAGATAATGAAGTAGTATTAGATTTAGAAAATGAACTTATTGTTCATGAACCAGAAAAAAAAGTTGATCCTATTATTAAACTAACTCCTACAATTTCTATTGAATTTAAACACCCTAGTTATAAACAGATGGACGGTATGGATCTTAGTGATGAGGAAAAAACTTCAACAGCTGATATGTTTAAAATAATTTCGAGCTGTGTTGTTTCAATTATCAATGAAGAAGAAGTTCTTAGTAGAGATGATTTTACAGATAAAGAACTGTCAAGTTTCATAGATAGTATGTCAAGTTCAATGTTTGGTGATATACAAGAATTCTTTGCGAATGTAGCAACTCTAAAGATAATAAAAGATTTTAATTGCAGTGTTTGTGAAACAAATAATCACTTAGAATTAGAGGGCATCGGAAATTTTTTCGCATAGCCCTTTCCCATGATAGTTTATACAATATGATTAATACTAATTTTGCGATGATGCAACATCACAAATATAGTTTAACAGAACTAAATAATATGATACCTTGGGAGAGGGAAGTATATGTTCAACTCTTAATCAGACATTTGAAAGAAGAAGAAGAACGACAAAAAAGACAAGAAGCAGAAATGAAAGCTTCTTCAAGATAGAGGAAAATAAAATGGCAGAAGGTCAAACTTATAACCAAAGAAATCAAGTACAGATTGATTTAGAAGAATATGAAGAAAAGAATGCACAGATAGGTGCTCTTAAAGATGAAATTCAAAAGATGAAAGACGCAGCTGGCCCTAATAAAATGGGTTGGATGTGGTTAGCACCTGAGTATTTCTCAAGATGGAGAATATTCCCTAGAGCGTTTATCACTATGTATATCTACTTACTATTTCAATCAGCTAATTGGTTTATGGCATTAGAAGATCCAACTGTATCACAATCTGGTTTAATATCAGTATTAGTAGGTGCAGGTGCAGCATGGTTCGGGTTGTATGTTAATTCAACATCAACTCAACATAATGTAGTAGAAAAATAATGAAACACATAATAGAAAAGGAATCCATTATTGATGGGTTGATTAGTAGTGCTAAATGGGGGTTTGGTTTAGGTCTAATATTCTACTTATTATTTGGTTCTCCTTTTGCATGGGCTGGTGGTCAATTAGATTTTGGTGGTAAAATTGATGATGGAGATTTATCTATTACTACAAGTTTAGATTACACTTGGCCAACTGATAAATTTGAAAGAGATATCGAATTTGATTATCGTTATAAAGATGAAGATGATGTCATAACTACAAACAAAGGTTTAATAGCATTTAAACAAAGATACGAATTCAAACCAAAACATTATACATTCGGATTAGTTAGATATGACTATGATGAATTCAGAACTATTAATCATAGACGCCAAGCCAATATAGGTTGGGGTTATAAAATTCTAAGAACTGAAAAGATTAAAATGAGTAATGAATTGGCTGTTGGTTATTTAAATTCAGATATGGGTGATGAAATTCTTTTCAGAAACAGTCTTTGGTTCTTTTACAAACTAGCCCCCAAATTAAACTTCACAAACAAGTATCTTTATGAAGCATCTGATGTTCCATTAGTTAGAAACGAAACTGCATTTAATTATCTATTAACTGATACAATTAAAATCAGTCTTAAAAATGTTTATACAGAAGATCCGTATAGTGATAATATTTTATCATTTAATATAGGATATACTTGGTAGGAGATAATATGCCAGAAATACAATTAAGTGAATTTTATGTAGAGTTTATAGGATTTGTTCTTACCCTTATTGTCGCTTTAAGTATTAGAGATTGGGCTACATCTTTTGTTAAAGGTATGAAGTTTAAATTAAACAAAGCATTTAATGAAGGAGACAAAGTTATCTTAGATGGTTGTCCAGCTCTGATAGTACGAATAGGAATGAGCGAAACAGTCTTTGGTGTCTATGGTAAAGAAGGATACACATGGAGATATGTTCCTAATGAAAGAATAGCTTTTCTTAAATTAGAAAAGATTGTTGATCCTGATTTACATAAAGATAGTGATCAAGAAAAAGCTCAGAAATTAATCGACCAAATTCAAACTTCCAACATAAATAATAATAGTAAGGAAATCGAAAAAATCAAAAACGGTAAATAACAATGGCAGACGCAACAACAGCAGATGATATATTAGCTAATATACAAAACGAAGCGAAAGAGCACAATAAGGCCTTGATTGAATCTATAGATCATCAAACTGGTTTGATGTATGAAATAGAAAGCAGACAAGACCAACAAGATAAATACGCTGCTAAACAACAAGGTCAAGAAATAGTATATTCAAAAATGACTCAAATGCATACCGATAAATTGAAAGGTAAAGCTGGTGAGGAGATAGCTCAAGAAGAAGGTCAAGAAGAATCAAATGATAAATTAGGACAATTATTGCTTACGGCTAAAGAATCTCTAAAAGAAACATTGATTAAGAAAAAACAAGATTTAGATACTTTTCTAGAGGAGAAAGCCGGATTCGATAATTTATCAGGTGCTCTAAAAGCTGATGTAAACTTAATTACAGGTCAATTGCAGTTACTTACTCAATTACCTGGTATTCAAACATTATTAACAACTATAAAAATGATAGCAGCTGGAATAGCGATGTTCTTTATGAATCACTTCCCTAAACTTTTTGAACCAATAATTAAATTAGTCAATTTCTTTTTAAGAATTATGGGTAAAGACGAATGGAAACCTGATCTTAAAGGCAGGCGAGAGGCCACCTTTGAAGAAACAGAGAAAGGAAAGGATATTCGAGCTCGAATGGAATCTGCAGCCGGGGAAGGCTTGGGTGATGCAACTTCTGGAGAGAAGTCATCTACCTATGATGCTCTTAGTGAAGAATGGGATAGAGAAAAGGCTGCGTTTGAAGAAGCTGGTAAAGCGCGTGTAGGGTTTTGGACAGATACTAAAGAAGCATTTGCTAAGTCTTGGACATGGATGAAAACCACTGCTGGTGAACTAAAAGAGAACATCACTAATTGGTTTGGTCAGGATCATGCAGACTCTATTAAAGAAGCTCTTGGTGCTGCCTGGGTTAATATGATGGATTTCAAGGATAAAGTACAAGAGAGTATCGAAGGTATGCTCACAACTGTAAAAGAAAATCCTATGTTTACAAAAGATTATTGGGTTGGTATAGGTGGTAAAATGAAAATAGCTGCTAAGAGGATGTGGACAGGTACAATGAAGTTCTTATCGAAGCTTTGGTTTGTAATAAGACACCCAATAAAATCTTTAGTAATTGCAGCTAAAGCTATGTGGAAGCATACTGTACTCTTTATGAAAGCCGTTTGGGGCTTTTTAGTTCAAGTTGCTTTAATGACAGCAAATCTTTTACTTGCAATTGGTGGATTTATAATAGCGAATCTTCCTATCATACTTATTATTGCAGCTATAGTTCTTCTTGCAGTAGGTTTATTCTTTTTAATACAGTATATAACAGATAATTGGAATTTAATAAAAACAAAAATGTCCAATGCAATAGATAGTCTTAAACTATGGGGTGAACAAGCTTGGAACTGGATTAGCGATATGGGTGAAAATTTAGGTTACATGATTCAATGGGTACTTGCTAAAATTCAAGATGGATTTGCATGGGCATTTAACGGGATGATTGATAAAGCCAATATGATTCCTGGTGTTAATATTGAGAAATTTAAAGGTGGTAATGTTGAAGCTATTGAAGCAGAACGGGAACAAGTATTAGCTAAAAGAGTAGAAAGAGATAAAGAATTAGAAGAAAGACAGGCCGCTTTAAAAGATGCTAATGAAGCAAAAGAAAAGGCAGCAAAAGAAAAAGATACACGCGCGAATAATACTGTTCAACAAAACAATGTTTCTAATACTAATAAATCAGAGAGAACGACTGTAGGTGGAACTCGACCTGTAGATGCATTTGCATCAGCAATGAGTTCACCTGATTTTTAAGAAGTGTAGAACTAGCCCCTCATTCCCGCCGTTACTACGATACCGCCTGCCGCATCCGATACCTTTCCGCTTTGAAATTAAGAATCCCCATTCTTAACAGTCCCTTCACTTTGAGTAAGTGATACTGTAGGCCGACACGATGCCTACTTTCCCGTGTTAATCTGTTAGGTAATTAATATTTATAATCCTAACGAACCTTCTTTAAGCATCTTGAGCAAGTTTTTCAAAATAAGATAACGAATTATCTTCTTTATTACTTGCCGCTACTTGTGGTGTTGGATTATCAGCCCAAGGTGTTTCTTCTGCTGTTGCAGTTTTACCAACTGAATTATCATCAGCGATTGTTTCTGCTGTTGCAGTTGAAACTCCATCAAAGTTCATACCCAATACTCTTTCCATCTTCTCTTTCAATTCATCATAAGACTTGAATTGATCTGGAGCTATTAACTCTGCGAGAGAATGTTGTTTGTTATAGATGGACTCAAGTTCAGAATCATCTTCCGACAATGGAGCCGGAGCTGAGAATTCTGATTTATCATAATTCCAATAACCATCTACTTTTCTAACTTTAAGTTTAAAGTCAGCACCTTCCCATAAATCAAATGGATTGATAGGATTTTCATCTTCGAATTGTGGTTGCATCACATCTTTGATTTTCTCAAAGATTTTTTTACCGTATCTATACAGCATGACTTTACCTTCGAATTCAGGATGCTTAGGATCAGAAACAACTAGGATATTAGATACATAATGTAATCTTCTTTTTTGTCTCCTAGCTATATCTTTATTGGCTTCATCACCAGAGTTCCATAATGTAGTATTATGTTCACTTACTGGATCTGATTTTCCTAAAGTTGTGAGAGACTTTTCAATGTACCAACCACCTGGTCCTTGAAACCCATGATCCCAATATTGGACCCATGGAAGTTCTTCTCCATGTGATGCTGGTAATAGACGAAGGACAGCGTAACCGTTACCAGATTTATCTAGTTCTGGTTTCCAATATCTATCGTCTGAAAAGTTTTTGTTGGAAGCTTCTGAATCTTTTTCCAGAGCGGATTGAAGCTTATCAA